TTATCCAGTGCTTCCTGATATGCATCCCGGACACGCTGGATCTGAATGGTCTGCCCCAATGAGGGATTTGCCTTATACCAGTTGGCTTCATCATGCCAGTCATCCTCATCTGTCAGTCCATAGACCACAGGATAAAAGGTGTGGTCGATCTTACGTCCAGCCAGCAGGTCAAGGGCTTTCATGTGGAGCTCGTAGCAGATGCTCTCCTTATCCGTACCGGCCGTGGTGATCAGGAAGAACAACGGCTGCTCACGGGCATCACCGGAACCTTTGGTAAGGACATCGTAGAGTTTTCGGTTTGGCTGGGCATGAACCTCATCCAGCACCAGACCTGACACGTTCAGACCGTGCTTCGTACCAACTTCGGCAGACAGAACCTGATAAAATCCTGCGTTCCCGTAGTTCACGATGCGCTTGGTGGCTGCCATGATCTTGCACCGTTTCAAAAGTGCCGGGGTCATCTGCACCATCTGGTGGGCAACATCAAAAACAATGGATGCCTGCTGGCGGTCAGCCGCCGCACCATAGACTTCGGCAGATGGCTCATTATCGGCAAAAAGCAGATACAAGGCCACCGCAGCGGCAAGCTCGGATTTTCCATTTTTCTTGCCGATTTCGACATAAGCCGTGCGAAACTGACGGTTCCCTTTTTCGTCCACGATGCCGAACACATCCCGGATGATCTGCTCCTGCCAAGGAAGCAGCCAGAACCGCTTGCCCGCCCACTTGCCTTTGGTATGACGCAGGTTTTCGATAAAAGTCACTGCCCGGTCTGCTTTTGCGGCATCGTAATGGCAGGTCGGAAGCATGAACCGGCTGGGTTTGTAGTCCTTCAGTTTCGGATAGTTTTGGGGTCTGCACTCTGCCATCAACTTCCACCTCCTCCCAGCAGATTTTCCATCTCATCGGCTGCATCCGCAGGACCGCCGTCCGAAGCAATGATCCGGCTTCGGGAGGATGGGGTCAGGCCGAACTGCTCGGCAAACTTATTCATGATCTTCAGATAGGTCTGGGCGATAGATACCTGCGGCACCTGCTGCCAGTACCCGGACGGGGTCTTGACGATGGAGCCGTGCTGGGTGATGAATTCCTCTGCCTCCTTCCATCGGGCATAGGCCTGACAGTAACCGGCAAAGGCCGCCATATCCACCTCGGTCAGGACGCCGATGGCTTCCATCTGTTTGGCAAGTCTGCGCCATTCCTTCTTTGCTTCCGGCTCCAGCCACTTCGGACAGGCCGGCGCTTTCTTGTTGGGCTTCGGTTCGCTGGTATTCAGCGGATGCTTGCCCGGATTGCCTTCCAGTTCCTTCATGGCGGTCGGCTTTGGTTTTCTGCCTCTGGTAGCCATTGGCTTCCCCTCCCTTCTGCAAAAATGGGTAAAGAAAAAGGACCTCCGAAGAAGTCCTTGATCTTATGTTCTATTTACGCCGTTTCGTATTTTTCTTTCAACCTTTCTGCCTTTCTCGCATCAAGGTCATCTTCTTTCAGAATCCCTGTAAGAGATTCTGTGACACTCTTTCCATCCAGTTTCTGATTATTACTATCAGTCTGCTTTTTTTGACTGATTTCCACACCACTCATACGCAGATTCCTCATCCCAAAAGCCAATCGATGACATTCACAACTTTTATGCCATCGTAATTTCCTAGTGAAAAACGATCCAGTGTCAGGACAATCTTTTCATAATTATCCTGAATGCTCCGCAGCGGTCTCATCTCTCTCTCAAAGGTTTCTTCCGCCGTCATATCAGCGGTCACCTGATAATAGGTAAGCACGCCTTCCTTCTGTGTCACAAAGTCGACTTCAGTAGAACCATATTTCCCGATGTTGACTTTGCCACCCCTTCGTGAAAGTTCGAGATACACAATGTTCTCAATGGTAAATCCAAGATCGTATCGCTTTCTTGGAAGAATGTGGTTTCTGATTCCCATATCTACCATATAAAACTTATTGTTGACCTTTAAGAGCTGCTTTCCCACAATGTCAAACCGCTCCACGGGATAAAAAATGAAGGACTCTGTCAGGGCTTCAACATAATCGCTGACTGTGTTTTGGGATACTTTTCTGCCCGCTGAGGTCAGATAGTCGGTTATACTTTTCATTGACACCGGGCTGCCGATAACGCTTGCCAGATATCTGGCAATTGTCTTTAGTAACGCAATGTCTGTGATTTTTCGTTTTCCGCCCTCTTTTTCCCTTCTTGCCTGACGCTGCTCAATATCTTTTACGATAACGGTGTTGTAGATCCCTTCCAAATACTGATCTATTTTTTCATCCGTGCGGTTCATTACTGCCACATACGGAATTCCACCAGTTTTCATAAACTCTGCAAAAGCTTCCTCTTTTACCATACCTGTCACCGCCATATACTCGCGGAAAGAAAGCGGCAGCATCTTGATCTCTGTGTACCTTCCTGACAAAAGCGTTGCAAGCTCACTTGACAGCATATAAGCATTGGAGCCTGTGATATAAACATCCACATGGTCTCTGATATAAAGGCTGTCAACCACTTTCTCGAATGATGGAACTTCCTGAACCTCATCCAAAAAGATGTATGTCATCTTATCTGCACATAAACGTTCTTTGAGGTAATTGTACAGCTTCATATAATCTTTCAAAGGTTCGTAATCCAGATTTTCAAAATTGATGGAAATAATCTGTTCTGGTGTGACTCCATTCGCTAAGAGTCTCTGCTGATACTGTTCCAGAAGTACAGATTTTCCGCAGCGACGGATTCCGGTCACGACCTTGATCTGCTGCTCGTCTTTCCATGCCCAAAGCTGGTCAAGATATTCTTTACGTTCAACCATATCTGCATTCCTCCTTTTTTCTCAGTATAGCATATTATACGCAGAATATCAAATTATTTTCCCATTTCGGAAACTTTTATTTTATTCAGCTTAATATTTTCCAGTTTCAGAAACACATTGGATACGAGGCACAGCCCCTTTTCGGGGCGTGTACCTTTTGGGTTCTGTTAGGCGTTGGGGTTGGCTTCCTTCCAAGCCTCGTACTCATCGACCAGTTCCGCTTCCTCGATGACCTGCCAAACGCTGCAGAAGCGGCTTCTTTGCTGCTCGATCTCCGCTTCCGTCCAATCTTCCGGCTTGCGGCTCATGTCGTGGTAGGCATCCATCTCCGCTTTCGTCCGGAAGAAAAGGATCTGCTTCAGCTTCAGCGTTTCCACGTTGTTCCGCAGGCTGTACCGCCTGTCCTCTGCTACCCTGCAAAGGCTTCCGAGGTCGCTGCAGCTGAGGGTCATGTCCTGCTTGAAGGCGATTTCGATGCCGATCAGCTTCTTCTCGGTATCGGCTCCCTGAATGTTCTTAAGATAGGTTTTTGCTTTGTTCGTCATGGTCTGTATCCTCCGTGTGTTTTGTTTTCCGTAGGGCTTTCCTCTTCGTTGTGACTGTATATTACCGTCACTGCCGGATACTATCAAGCGGCTATGCTGCACGATCATACACACCTCTTTTTGTCGGATTTATGTGTATTTACACGCCGGAGAAATCCGCCACTACGAGCAAAAGCCCCCGAAGGAGCTCTGCCCTTTTTCAGTGTGCGTTCTTGATGCACCACTCGATTGCGTGACCGGCATCCGTGTAGGTCTCATCGGAAATCTTCAGAAGCTCCAATCGGCACTCAATCGGTGACCAGCCTTCCTCCG